TGCCCGTGTTTGCGCTAACGCTTCTTGTATAAAAGGATTTTGTACAGAAGCACTGCGCTCTGCCGCACGTTGCGCTGCTCCTAAATCACCTCGTAACCCTCGTTCAGCAGCTTGAGTCGCGCCTATACCTGTACGGGTATAATCTTCACCTTGTTGTTGTGCTCGTAATGCAGCAGCTTTTGCTTCCGAAATACCTCCAGCTTGCGTAGCTAATGCTTCTTCGGTTAATCCTTGAGCGCGAGCTAAATACGGGGCATACGCACCGATACCTGCATCTGCGAGTTGCATTGCGTATTCTTCTCTAGGAGAAAACCCAGCAATGCGTTCGCCGCTATAAGTAAACGGGTTAGAATCTTTAGCGCCTAAATTTTCGAATTGAGACTTGTAATAATCTTGGACTTGTGGAAATAACCCAAAACCTCCAGACGTCCCTGTCCCGAACAACATATCATAAATACGTTTATCGGGAGCTTGATAACTATATGCTTGATCGTCAGACATTACGATTTACCAAAGTTAACCTTATCAAGAGCCGCGATTCCTTTATCGAAATCACCCCCACCTATATTCTTTACGCCTTGATGTGAAACAACGTATTCTTTATCGCTCGCCCATATCGGTACTAAGTCTTCTTTTGGGCCTCCAGGCCCATCAACTTCGCCGCCATCTAAAAACAATTTACGGCCTAAAACGCTACCACCATCTTCCATACCAATACGTTGACTACGGACAGTTCCTGGCTGAAACCTTGGGCGCGGAGCACGAACAGGGACACTCCTTTTACGATCACTACCCCCACCAAGAGCTTGCCCAAGAATTTTACCAATATCTTGACCTGAAGACATAAGCTGTTTAGCAACTAAAGGGTTTTCATCTAAATACTTTTGAAACTTTTCTAAGCGAGTAGGCTCTATTTCTGTAGCTAATAAAGAGTCACCAACCGGCACATCAACCTCTAACTTAGGCAACCCTTCGGGGGAAGTAACAGTTTCCCCCATAGTTGTCATTAAATCTTCATATGCTGCAGGAGAAAGGTTTTCAGCTGTTGTTGCAAGTTCTACTGGAGACATATCTGCTATGACGTCTGCAGTAGGAGCTGCCGCTTCCGCCCCACCACTGGTAAAAACATCCGCGATACTACTACCGACATTACCGATTCCTTCTATAGCAGAAGAACCAAGGTTCTGTAGAATCTCTGCTATAGCTGTAAGACCTCCAGTAAACATCTCTGGAGGATTACTTTGTAATGGCTCATCAACACGTTTACGGTATTCGTCATTAAGAGCGTTAACTAATCGTTCACCACCAAGATTCCCGATTCCCGTATTCGCACCGTAAGTTGCGTAACGGTTGAGAATGTCCATCGTAACGTCGCGGGGTAGCCCAATATCTTCGCCTTGCTCCATAAATTTAGTAGCGTTAGATTCAGAATTCATCATAGAGCTAACTAGTGAACTCGTTTGATCTTCGTCGAATATCCTACTCATGAAGTTTTCTTCTTAGCTGGTTTCTTTTTAGCTTTAGAGCCTTTCATAATATCTTTGTCAACTGTAGCCGCTTTACCGCCTGTAAGCACAGAATTCACACGGGCCATCGCCCACTGATGCTGCGATGTTCCAGGACGGTGGCCTGTTTTATACGCAGCTAATCCACGTTTATAGACGCGAGAGAGTTGACCAGCGGTTACTTTTTTGCCTTTTTTACGAGCAGCTTCCGCTTTATTAGACAGTGCCTTTTTCGTTTTATCGGAAAGACTCATGACTTTGTACCAAACCTCTCTTTAAACCTGCGAGTATATTTAGACTCTATCGTTTTCCTACGCTTACCTTTTTTCTTATCAGTCGAAAACTTGTAAGCAGAAGGATCGCTCATAGCCTTCTTTTTATTCCTAGCTATCTCTTTCTTACGCTTCTTCTTTTCTTCAGCAGTAAGACCGGCTAGGTACTTCGCAGGGACTTTAGGTTTTTTCTTCGGCTTTGCCATAGCTATAGTGCTACCACGATATTACCGTTCGTAACGACCTGAACTGTACCAACACTCCCTGTTGCGCTCAGTCCAGAGGTACTTGGCGTTGAAATATTCTGCCAAGAATTGCCCAAATATACTTGAAGAACCTCTTCTGTAGTATTCCAAATAATATCGCCTACCGCAAAACTTAGCTCGTCCCTGTTAGAACTGGCGTACTGAGGAGTTGCTGTAGGATCGAACGACCCTAAACCAAGTTCCAACACCCTCATAGCTCTATTAAACGATCCGCTATCCACCGGATCTTGATTAACAACAGGTAATCTTCCGTTAAGGATTCTAGCCATTACCGCCTACCGTTAGGCTGTATTTCTAAACGAGTAGCTCCAATAACAAACCCAACCCCTAATCTTGTACCTTCGTCCCCGTCATCGTCAGATTCGAAGCGTACCGCCGCCTGTCGGCCCCTAGCGCGGGTATCTATTTTAGTCGTAGTTCCGGTAAAGGAGGACGTTATATCCGTCGTAAGGGACTCTCCAGGATAATTACGGGACTTTAACACGAAGTTAATCGCCTGCCCACTATCGGAATCGCCTGTAAATTTAACGTCTGGTATACATCTACGAATAAATTGGAACTGGTCTCCTTCTCCAATATCGAAATCAGCGCTTTCAATAAAGACGTTATCCATAGGAACACCGTCATCATCGTTTCCTGATTCATGGGAATATACATAAGAAGTAGAACTATATTTGCCCGTAGCGCGAGGAAACGACTCAATACCTTCATCTAGCCATGCGGTACGTGAAAGCTGACCAATAGCCCACGATTGTTCGACATAGTTATAAGTAACATAGCTATCTGGCTCTGTGCTAGTTCCAGTGCAATAAAACCAACCAACTTCATCAAATTGTTTATTCACAAATCCAAATACTTGGAATGCTTGGCTTACGTTTATATTGTCGAATACATGAGAATGCACGCTACATGGCAACGGCTGTACCGCACCGTTATACCCATAAAAACCTTTTTTATCCATCCAAAAAATGCCACTAGGACTATTTACTGCAGCGTTCGGAGAGATCAAGCTCACCCCTTCGTTAACAAGGGTGAGACCAAACGTGTTCGGAGGCCCAATAAACTGCAAACTGTATAACGCAGCATCTGTCCAAATAAGTGTTTCTTGTCTAGCTCTTATACCACCGATAATTTCTGAGCCTGCTGAACACCGTAACGAACCCGCAGTATTCGTGGCACGTGGCTCCCAATCTAGTGGATTTTCTTGATCTGAAAATGCAACAAGTAGAGGATCTAATTCTTCAGACCTGCTTCCGCCTTCTATTGGATCTGCCCCTAAAACGATAACGTGCCTATCAATATCAGAAACTAAAACCTGTAACCCGACAGTAGGAGCGAAATTTGCACCTGCAATATCTTTAAGGGCTTTAGCTCTCTGACTGGCGCTAGAAAAATCCCAATAGTAAACGCCGCCTGCTCGTACATTAGCAACTAAATCCTCGCCAAAATTATCTAGTGACCATAGACGTAACTGGTTATTAGCGGCTAACGAGCTGGTTGAACCCCAAGTACCATCCCCCCATGCGCCTACACCATAGCCAGAACCGGATACGAAAACGTCTAGACCGACGTTAATTTGATACGCTCCTACTGTGGAAGACCCACCGTTACCAGTATCTGAAGCATTCGCTGTTACTGTGGCTCCAGAAGTATCTTTAGCTTCTATCGTGTAAGAATTAGTGTTTACTACCGAAGCAACTTGGTATTCTTGGTTTAGAACAGTTGCGGTAATGTTGCCGCCTAACGACGCTGCTCCGGAAAACGTAACAAAATCGTTTAGATTGACCCCGTTACTTGTATCACTAACCGTGATCGTAGAAGAACCATTAGAAGCAGAAAACGTAACGTCTCCTGCAGCGGTAGTTTCTCGAAGAGGGGTGATGTCGTTATAGGCCGCACCTTCCTGCCAATACAACTTAGACGTTGTACCTATTCCTAGAATCTTAGTTCCATTTAAAGCTACCCAGCCGTGTAGCTTCCTCCCTGTTCCCGTAAAAGAAGATGCAAGATATTTTACCCAGCCTCCAATTTTTTCTGGAAGCCCTTGACGAAACCGGACTAAGTTAGCGTCGAACCAGCCACCTTCAGCACTATAGTCGGTGCCTTCTTTGTTGATTCCAGGATTAAAGATAAATTTCTGCAAAGGCATTACTGATATTCCCCAGATCGAATCATTTCAGTAACTCGGATGGCACGCATGCCCACTTGCTCTGCCCATCGGCTATCCATAAACTCATCCGCCGCAATATCAAACTGCTCTCTCGACATAGCTTCAAGTGCCTTTACAAAGCCGCGCAGTCTGGTTAGACCAAGATTGAAGCACATATCAACCATTGCATCTTGACGCGCTTCGTTGATGCCATTAAACCAGAAGTAAGTATCGGATAGCTCGCTCTTTACTCGCGCTATGTCGTTCGCCAGCAAGTATTCAATTTCATCGTCGGATAGCCCAAGGCCAGACTCTGAGACGTTTCTGCCAACGCCTATTGTTTCATACCCAGCAGAACACAGGTAAATCTTTGACTT